ATGCCCGACCGTTTTCTCGCGCGCCTCGCGCGCGGCGCCGGCTATGTGCTGACCGGCAGCGCGCCCGCAAAACTGGCAAACCGGGGCGACTGGTTCGGGCCGCAACAGCCGCTGCCGCCGCAAGCGCCGCCCGATGTGGCCGGCCGCGCCTTCGACTATCCCTTCGGCTTCAACCTCGCGGTGACGCCGCGCAGCTGGGAGCGCACCGGCTTCGCCGAGCTGCGCGGCCTCGCCGACAGCTACGATCTGCTGCGCGCGGTGATCGAGACGCGCAAGGACCAGATGGAGCGCCTCACCTGGCGCATCCGGCCGCGGGCGCTGTCGGGAGGCGCGACCGACAACGACCCGCGGCTTGTCCTTCTGACGCAGTTCTTCGCGTCGCCCGACAAGCAGCATGGCTGGGCGACCTGGCTCAGGATGCTGCTCGAAGACCTGCTCGTCATCGACGCGCCGACGCTCTACAAGCGCCGTAGCCGCGGCGGCGCGCTCTATGCGCTCGAAGTGCTCGACGGCGCGACCATCAAGCGGCTGATCGACGATTGGGGCCGGACGCCGGCGCCGCCGGCATCCGCCTATCAGCAGATTTTGAAAGGCATGCCGGCGGTCGACTACAGCGCCGACGAGCTGATCTACGCGCCGCGCAATCCGCGCATCCACAAGGCTTACGGCTTCTCGCCGGTCGAGCAGGTGCAGATGAGCGTCAACATCGCGCTGCGCCGGCAGATCTATCAGCTGCAATACTATACCGAGGGCAACGTACCCGAGGCGCTGATCGGCGTACCCGAAAGTTGGAATCCCGATCAGATCCGGCAGTTCCAGGCGTATTGGGATTCGCTCAACGCCGGCGATACGGCCGAGCGCCGGCACGCCAAGTTCGTGCCCGGCGGCGTCGCCAAGACCTTCGTGCCGGTGCGCGAGCCGGCAATGAAGGACGCGTTCGACGAATGGCTGGCGCGGGTCGTGTGCTACACCTTCTCGCTGCCGCCGAGCGCCTTCACCGCGCAGGTCAACCGCGCGACGGCGGAGAATGCGCAGGATGTTTCGCTCGCCGAGGGCCTCGCGCCCTTACAGAATTGGGTGAAGCACCTGATCGATCGCGTGCTCGCCGCGGAGTTCGGTGCCGCCGATCTCGAATTCGCCTGGGATGCCGATCGCGACGCCGATCCGGCGCAGATGGCGACCATCGCGACCGATTACGTCAAAGCCGGCATCAAGAGCATCAACGAGGTGCGCGCCGAGCTCGGCTTGCCGCCGGTCGCGGGCGGCGAGCAGCCGAAGATCCAGACCGCGCAGGGCCTGGTGCCGCTGACGCAGACCGCGAGCGCGGCGCCGGCGGCCGCGCCGGCGAAGACAGCGGCCGTCGGCAAAACCGGCTTCGATCCCAACCAGCCGCGCGACGACGACGGCCGATGGTCGAGCGACGGCGAACACGACAGCCAGAGCGATGCTGACTCAAAGCCGCACCAGGTGGCGCAAGAAGAGCCGGATGTTCCCTTCGAGGAACCACCGGTCCCGGTTCGACCGCCGCTGCCGAATTATCCGACCGATCCGACCAAGCCACCTGGGCCTGGCTACGAATGGAGAGGCACCAATCCGCAGCCTGGCAGTCCGGAGGGAAGCTGGTACAATGAAAACACCAAGGAGGCGCTGCGTCCCGATATCGATCATCCCGATCCAGAAGGTCCTCATTGGGATTACAAGGCCCCAGACGGTACTTGGTACCGCTGGTTCCCCGATGGCCGCTTCATTCCGAAATATCCGGTCGCGTGAATCGTTGTCGTACAAAAAGGTGACCCATGACCGAAACGACGCAAGCGTTGAAGGCTTCCAATCCTGGCGACCAATGGCGCGTCGATAACGCGCGTCATCTCGCCGGCGCAAAATTGCACAAGTGCCATTATAAGCGCTACAGCGACCCGTGGGATCACGATCATTGCGCCGCATGTATGACGAAATTCGCCGAATTCGATGCGCCGGATGTCCAGCACGTCGGCTATGCGACAGGCGACGACTACAAATTCGGCGCCAATTACGAGTGGGTCTGCCCGCAATGCTTTGCGGAGCTGAAGCCGGTACTCGGCTGGACCGCGGACGAGGGGGCGCCGTAATCGCGGCGTCGAGGGTCCGCGCGTCGAAGGCAATGACGATGAGACGACCCATATACCGCGATGGTTGGAAATTATCAGATAGCAACTCGTGCGGATCGCCGATCGCAACTTCCAGGAAAAGGCATGGTTCAATCCTGGACCCGGAGGACCCGTATCGTCGCCCACGGAGATGTTATCGACCATGCTCGATACTTATCGGTTCGAGAAGGCCAGTCAGGCTTCCTATCTCGATCTCAGTGACGCTCAAAGAGCGAGCTGCTTGCGGTTCGGCAAGATGCTTGAGACGTTCGCCCGCGGACCTAAGGCCGAACTCAGCGACAAAGAAACCATCGATGATCCCGAATGGGACAAAATTCGGAAAGCCGCCGCCGACCTTCTGAAGATACTTCCGACCTGATCTGATCGCTCGACGCCGGCGACACGGCCGACGGCCTTCGCCGCGCCGGTCAACCGCGCGACGGCGGAGAATGCGCAGGACGTGGCGCTCAGCGAGGGCCTCGCGCCCTTACAGAATTGGGTGAAGCACCTGATCGGCCGGCCGTTCATAGGCAGCGACATCGCTGCCGCTTCACCAAAGGCGCCTTCGGCGTCTTTTTCTTTTCCGCAGAATCCAAACCCGAACCCGCGTAGCACAGGCGCTTTTTCGCTCACGCTCGCACCGCCTAGCCAACCTAGCTCGCGTGAGCAGGGTTGGTGTGGCGGCTGCGAACGCGAGCTCGGAAGATGCCGTCGTGCGAAGCAAATCTGAAAGGACAACGCATGCAAATCTTTTTGCCGCTCGAGAAATTCGACCGCGAGCAGCGCATGGTCTATGGCTATGCCTCGACCAAGGCGCGCGACAGCCAGGGCGAGATCGTCACCCGCGCCGCGATCGAGGCCGCGCTGCCCGGCTATATGGAATTCGCCAACATCCGCGAGATGCACCAGCTCTCGGCGGTCGGCGTCGTCAAGAGCGCCGATCTCGACGACAAGGGCCTGCGGCTTTCGGCCAAGGTGGTCGACGACGACGCCTGGGCCAAGGTGAAGGAGGGCGTCTACAAAGGCCTCTCGATCGGCGGCCGCGTGACGCAGCGCGACGCGGTCAACAAGGCGATCATCACCGGCGTCGAGCTGCACGAGATCAGCCTCGTCGACCGCCCCGCCAATCCCGAGGCGCGGATCGAGGCCTTCAAGGCCGTAGGCGCGGAAGACGTGACCAAGGCCGGCGCGCGCAACTCCAAGGCCGATCTCGAACGCATCCAGGCGATCCACGACACCGCGGCCGCGCTCGGCGCGAACTGCCCGGCCCATGCAGGCCAGGACGATGGCGCTGACGACGATGCCGACGACGGCGCGGATGACGACAACGACGACGCGATGGCGGCGGTCGCCCATCCAAATCGACAGGGCGCGCGCGGCGGCATGCTCGCCAAGCTCGCGCGGCTCGGCGCGCGCATCGAGACGCTGACCAAGCGCGTCGAGGAGCAGGCGCAGCTCCTCGAGAAGCTCGCCGCCGAGCCGGCCGCGCCCAAATACGCGACCGCGCGCGCCATCGAGAAATCCGCCGACGGCGCGCCGGCCGCCGAGGACAAGCCGCAAACCGCGCTCGATGCGATCAAGTCGTCGCATCGCCATCCCCTCCGCCTCAGCCTCGGCTGAGCGTCTTTTCAGCATTCCCGAAATCCCCGCGTAGCACAGGCGAGGCGCGAATCTTCCAGCGCCGAGCCGTCGTGCGAAGCACTTCTTAAAAGGAGCACTCATGACCACTTCGACCGAACAGACTCTCGGCGCGTTCCGCCAGGCGCAGAAATCGCCGATCACCGATCCGCTTTTCGCCGCGCTGCTGGCGAAGAGCACCTTCGCCCAGCCGGGCTCGGCGACTTCGGGCCTCAACTTCTACGACCTCGAGCCCGGCGCGAAGCTGCTCTTCCCGGTGCTGACGCCGCTCCGCAACGACATCCCGCGCGTCTCGGGCAAGGGCGGCATCCAAGCCAACTGGCGCGCCGTCACCGGCATCAACACCTCGTCGGTGCGCGCCGGGATCTCGGCCGGCAATCGCGGCGGCGTCATCGCGGTGACGACGCAGGATTACGTCGCCGTCTATAAGGGTATCGGCCTCGAGGCGAATGTCGACTTCGAGGCGGTCTATGCCGGCCAGGGCTTCGACGATCTGCGCGCGGTCGCGGCGCAGACCTTGCTCGAATCGCTGATGCTGCAGGAAGAGCAGATCATCCTCGGCGGCAATTCCGGCCTCGCCCTCGGCACCACGCCGACTCCGTCACTCACCGCGTCGACGACCGGCGGCTCGCTCGCGACGCAAACGCTCTCGGTGATCTGCGTCGGGCTGACGCTCGACGGCTTCCTCAATGCGACCGTCGCCGGCGGCATCCCGGCACAGGTCAACCGCACCAATGCCGACGGCTCGACCGACAATTTCGGCGGCGGCTCGGCGCGCAAGTCGGCGAACGCGACGGTCGCGGTGACGGGCCCGACCGGCTCGGTCGCGGCGAGCGTCGCGCAGCCCCGCGGCGCCGTCGCCTATGCCTGGTTCTGGGGCGCGGCGGGATCGGAGGTCCTCGGCGCGATCACCACCATCAACAGCGTTTCGATCGCGGCGAGCGCGGCCGGGACGCAGACCGCGGCATCGCTGCCGACGGCCGACAACAGCCAGAACGCGCTGGTCTTCGACGGGCTGCTGACCCAGGCCTTCAACCCCAGCCTCAACGCCTATTTCGCGGCGCAGCCGACCGGCACGGCGGGGACGGGCACGCCGCTCACCGCCGACAGCGAAGGCGGGATCGTCGAGTTCGACGCGGCGCTCAAATCCTTCTGGGACAATTACCGCCTGTCGCCGACCGCGATCTACGTGTCGAGCCAGGAGATGCTCAACATCCACAAGAAGATCCTGCAAGGCGGCACCAACACCGCCGCGCGCTTCGTCTTCTCGGCGGATCAGGGCGCGGTGCTGGGCGGCGTGATGGTCCGCAGCTATCTCAACAAGTTCTCGATGTCGGGCGCGGTCGAGATCCCGATCAAGCTCCATCCCAACATGCCGGCGGGCACGGTGCTGCTGTTCTCGAAGACCTTGCCCTATCCGCTCTCCAACGTGCCGAACACGGTGCAGATCAGGACGCGCAGCGAGTATTACCAGATCGAATGGCCGCTGCGCGCGCGGCGCTACGAATACGGCGTCTATGCCGACGAGGTGCTGCAGAACTACGCCCCCTTCGCCTTCGGCGCGATCACCAATATCGGCAACGGGTGACGCTAAGGGCAGAGAGCTGACGGCAGACCGCGGTCAGCTCTCGCCTTGCCTATTTGGCGATACGGAAGATGCTGATATCGCCGCCGTTGGCGATCGCCAGCGCTTCGCCGTTTGGCGAGAAGGAGATTCCGGTCACATGCGAGCGAAGCTGCATGCTTTTCTCGCTGCCGGCGACCGGGTTCCAGAAGCGAATAACGGCGCTCGGATCCACAAATGCGACGAGATTGTCGCGGGGAGACCAGGCAAGGTGGGGAGAAAAGATATCCATCTTGCCATAGCTCGCGATCTCCGTTCCGTCTGCGAGCGAAAAGATGTGAACAGCGTAGTTTGGAACGTAGGGCAATTTTTTAACGGCGTCGGGTGGGTCACCCGCCGCCGCAAGTCTTCTTCCGTCTGGGCTAAAGGCAAGTGCGTCATTTGCGGCGGCGACAAAGTCGATGCTTTGTGAGAGTGAAGCAGTGGCGACGTCGATGATAAAAATATGTAAGCCCGCCACGAGGGCAATTTTCCGGCCGTCGGGTGAAAAGGTCAGAGAGACGAGGAAGGGCGTGTGCGGTGGAAAGTCGCGCAGAATGTGCACGATCGACCAATCGACGGTGGAATAGAAAACGATTGCCTCTTGGCTGCCGTCCGAAAAAGAGGCGGCGAGCAGCGTTTCATCCGGCGACTTGGCCATTGATGCTGGTCGCATGCCGACGGGAATGCGTGTTGCCAACGGCGTGGGTTCCTGATGGACGACCTCGCCAGTGGCGAGCTCGATAACTGAAAAAGCAGCGTCGGACGGAGATGTTTGCGGCGCGCCTGTCATCACGGCGAATTTCCGATCGTGTACGAAGATCGGAGTAAGGCCGGGGGAAAGCGCCGGTCTCGCTTTGACCTGGTGAATAGGTTGATCGCGCGCGTCGCCCGCGTCGAACCATACGACGTTCGCATTATGCGAGATCAGGCTCGAACCATCGCGCGACCAAGCGACGCCTTGAGGATCTTGGCCGATACTGATCTCGCGCTCCAGGGCGATCGTCGGCATCCCGCTACCCGAGGAGCCCTCGATATGAGGCTGCCACCAACGATCGATGCCGATTGCCGCACCGACCACGACCACCGCACTCAATAAGCCATAGACGACGCGGCGCGAAAGAACGCGGCCGGCGAATGGTACTGAGCGTCTATCGGCTGCTGCCGCAAAAAGGAGAGCAGGCGCGCCCGAATAGGCAAATAGCCAGTAGCACAAGCCACCTGTTGCGCCCGCAATGCCATATGCGAAATACACGTGCCATCCCGAGCTCAATGTCCGCGCGAGATCGATGGGATAGGCCGGAAGGCTACCCTCGAAATCGAAAGCGTGGGCCGTGGCGATGCCGAATGGGATATAGAGGATTCCGGAGATCGCGCCCCAGCACAGGCCGCCAATGAAGCGAGAGAGTCCATGGCGGACGGCAATCAATCTGATGATCAGGAAAAGTATCAGCGCGAACGGAGCATTTAGTGCTGCCACAAACAATGTCCACGCGACAATTCCTGACAACGCAAAACGCGATGGTAAACCTGTGTCGCTCAAGGCGAGAAACAGCACAAAAGTGGCAACGGGCAGCGCAAGCAAAAAGCCGATCGCATGAAGGCCGAAGGAAGAACCTGCGACAGGAGACGGCGTTGGCTGCGTATCTGCGGAGTTCACGGTTCTGAAGAGCGTCCTTCTTGCGGTCGCTGGCTGACTACTCGGCCGCAAGAAAGTTAGCACACCTTCATCTAGCTCTGCCATCCGAGGCAGTTCTTCCCGGTAAAGAAGGATCAAATCATGGCGCTCGGCGATCTCACCACCTTGGCCGATGTGAAGGCCTATCTCTCGCCGCCGCTCGTGACGACGGCGGACGATGCGCTGCTGACGCGGCTCATCACCGCGGCGAGCCAGTTCATCCAGAGCTGGCTCAACCGCGGCATCGCCGCGGCGAGCTATACCGACACGCGCAACGGCACCGGCGGCACGCGGCTTTTCCTCAAGAACCGGCCGGTGACGGCGGTGGGCGCGGTGACGATCGACGGCGTCGCCATCGCGCCGTCCGATCCGCCGCCGCTTTCGGCCGGCTATCTCTTCGACGACAGCACGGTCTATCTCGTCGGGCACTCGTTCACGCGCGGCGCGCAGAACGTCGTCGTCGAATACACGGCGGGCTATGCGGCGACGCCGCCCGAGATCGCGCAGGCCTGCATCGCCCTCGTCGTGCTGCGCTATAAGGAGCGCGACCGCATCGGCCAGGCCTCGAAGAATCTCGGCGGCGAGGTGGTGTCCTTCCAGCAGAAGGACATGCCGGCCGATGTCGCGACCGTGCTCGATCAATATCGCAACGTGGTGCCGCTATGAGCATCGCCGTCACCGTCAATGGCGGCGACGCGCTGATCGCGCGGCTTGCCGGTCTGCCCGACGCGCTGCAGCGCCAACTCGGTGCGGCCTTCGCGCAAATCGCCGACGCGCTCTACGCCCAGGCGATCGCGAATGTCTCGGGCGCGGTGGTCGCCTCGCGCAGCGGCAAGCTGCAAGCCGCGCTCGTGCCGCAATCCGACGATGCCTCGGCTTCGGTCGGCATCGACAGCGACGCCGCGCCTTACGCCGCCGCGCTCGAATTCGGCGCCTCGATTCCGGCGCAGCTCATCCAAGCCAAGAACGCGAAGGCCCTGGCCTTCGTCGTCGGCGGGAGCCAGGTCTTCGCCAAGCATGTGATGCGCCCGGCCTTTGTGCTCCCGCCGCATTCCTTCCTGCGCTCGGCTTTCGCCGATCTCGCGTCCGAGATGATGGCGGCGCTCGGCGATGCCGTCGCCGCAACGGTGCAATCATGATCCGCGAGCCGATCTATGCCGCGCTCTTCGCACTGGTCGCGACCGCGGCGGAATTCGTGACCGTCAGCCGGCGCCTCCGCCACTGGACCGATGTCGGCGCCGCCGAGCAGCCGGCGCTGTTCCAGATCCAGAAGAGCGAGACCGCGGAAGGGCGCCGGCCGCTGCCGGCGAAATGGCGCGCCGCGGTCGATCTCTATCTCTATGCCCAGGCGCCCGACGAGATCGCCGCGCCGGCGACGGTGCTGAACCCGCTGATCGACGCGATCGAGGCGGCGCTCGCGCCCGATCCCTTCACCAATGTGCAGAGTCTCGGCGGCCTGGTCTCGCATTGCTGGATCGCCGGCAAGATCCAGACCGACGAAGGCGTGCTCGGCGGCCAGGCGGTCGCGATCGTGCCGCTCGAGATATTGGTAAGCGGGTAGGATCAGGCGAAGCGTGCGGGACCCGGAAAATCGCCCCGCAGCTCGCTCAGCCGCGCCAGCAAGCGGCGGCTCTGGGCGATGATCGACCCGCTGTTCAAGAGCGCTTCCTCGGCCTCGACCGCGGCGGCCTGCGCCTTGGCGCGGATCGCGCTCGCGCTGGGGAGGCAATGGAACTTGCTCTGATCGATGTGGCGCGTGCCTTCCCACAATTCGTAGAGATCGCAGATGTCCGAGCAGGCTTCGTAAATGAGCGACGCCACTGTCAGCGCCGCGATGTCGTCTTGCGCCTCGAACTCCTGGCAGCCGCGAATCGCATAACTGTATTTGCGGTCTTCATAGATCATGGTCGGGCAGGACGACTCTCGCTCGCCGGCAAGGACGGCTTGCATTTCGGCGCGGAGCTCCTCGGCGGAGAGGCATTCGCGCCGTACACGGCTTCGCAGATAAAGACGGTAGGTCGTCATCGGGCGTCTCTCCCCGTGCCTTGGCCACAGGATGCGCCTCATCACTTTCTCGCACGCGCGGCCAAAATCTCGACTGTCGGCATTTACGAGTGCCGATCACCGGCGACGGTAACACGAGACGCGGCCGCTTGGCGAGCCGGAAGCGCCCGCATGGATCGCCATCGCGATTGATATTCATTCTCGACTTTAAACGGGAGGTTCTCATGTTTGCTTTCGGCTCGGGCGTGCTCTTGGGCATGCGCACCGACATCGCCAATGCGACGCCGGTCAATTTCGGCCTGGTGCAAGAGGTGCAGCTCGATCTGCAATTCACCGCCAAGGAACTCTATGGCCAGTATCAATTCCCGGTCGCGATCGCGCGCGGCCAGGGCAAAGCGACCGGCAAGGCGAAGATGGCGCAGGTGTCGGGCCTCGCCTTCAACAGCCTGTTCTTCGGCGGCACGCTGACGGGCGGCCAGCTCGCGACGTCCTTCGGCGAAGCCGGCAGCGTGCCGGCGTCCTCGCCTTATACGGTGACGGTCGCCAATTCCGCGACGTGGCAAGACGATTACGGCGCGGTCTATGCCGCGACCGGCCTGCCGCTCAGCAAGGTCGCGTCCGCGCCGGCGGCGGCGCAGTACAGCGTCGCGGCGGGCGTCTACACCTTCAATGCGGCGGATGCCGGCAAGGCGGTGCTGATCTCCTACACCTACACGGTCGCGGGCAGCGGCCAGGCGTTGACGCTCGCCAATCCGCTCATGGGCACGACCCCGACTTTCCAGGCGCAGCTCTATACGAGCTTCCAGGGCAAGCCCTGCAACGTGAAGCTCTTCAACTGCGTCTCCTCGAAGCTCAGCTTCGCGACCAAGCTCGAGGACTTCACCATCCCGGAGCTCGACTTCGACATCTTCGCCAACGCCGCCGGCAACGTGCTGCAATGGTCCTTCGCCGACGTGTCGTGAGCTTGATCGGCCGTGCGGATTACGGCGAGAGGGCAGGGTTGCCGGCGAACAGATAGTGATAGTCGACAGCCGGCGGCGGCATCAGACAAAAGAGAGCGCCGAAGTTCGCGGCGTTGCGCATGTAGATGCTGCGCAGGCCATAGCGCTCGCGCACCTGGTCGCAAAACGCTTCGTAAAGCGGCGGTACCGGCGGATCGGTGAAATACTCGTCGAGATAGATGAACATCTTGTCGGCGACCATCACGTCGATCAGGAAGTCGAAGACGAGCTTGTATGACGCCGGCGTGTTGACGTCGAGGAACGCGAAGCCGATGCGTTGCCTGGCGGCACGCATCTTGGCCTTGAGTGCCGCGTTCAACGTGTCCTCGAAATAGCCGGGCACCAGGACGCAGCGATCCTTCAGCTCGCGATAGGTCGCGAGCTTGTCCAGCGGCGCCGCCGCTTCGGACGAAGCGCGCCAATGCTCGAAATAATCGCCGGCACCGGCTGGCGGTCCGCTGCCGCTGTCGGGGTTGCCGAAAATGTCGAAGGCGTAGAAATGTGTGTCCGGATGATGCTTGCCGAGGGAAAAGATCTGGAAAGCCGCGAGAAAGCTGCAAAACGTGCAGAGGCCATGCGAGCCGAATTCGAAATAGTCGCCGCCGGGGTAATGCGAGGCGACGTCGAGCGCGATCGCCGCGCGGCTCAGGTAGTTTTGCCGGCACGCGATAAGCAATCGCTGCTCGGCCGTCAGATGCGAGACGGAGCGCAGCACGCCGTAATCGTCATGAATGAGGGGAACGTCCGGAACGCCCGAGCCCAGGCGTCTTTTCATCCGGTCGATCGACTTGATCAACGGCGTGAGCGACCCGTTGCGATTAAGCGCTGAAAGTATCCCGGTTCCCACGACACCGCCCCCCATCTGTGGCTTGCGCTGCGCCGAAATCCCGTTCGTATCTTGAGCGATTTTTTATTGCGCTTTACTCTCGTCCCGCGCAAGCGCCACAATAAAGCTGGCATAAAATGCGTGCAATCGCGAAAATTGGTTTGGCGATGGCAGAATAAATCGAGGGGAGAGCGCGATGGTTCGGTGGCAAAAAATGGCGGCTGCGGCTTTGGCGATCGCGGCCCTGCTGATCGTGGTGGGCGCGATGCCGATGGCGGCGCGGGCGCAGGGCAAGCCGATCGACGTCATCATCGCGCTGCCGGCGCCGACCCTCACCTTCAGCGCGCCATTCCTCGCCGAGGATGCGGGGCTCTACAAGAAAGAGGGACTCAACGTCTCGCATCGCATGCTGGTCGGGGTCGAGGCGGTCAACGCCGTGATCGCCGGCAGCGCCGATTTCACCGTCAGCACCGGCCCCGTGTTCCTGCGCGCGAACGCCAAGGGCCAGCCGCTGCTCGCGGTCGCCAATCTCATCGACAGACCGCTGGTCGAGATGGTGTTGCGCACGGACGTCTACGACGCGCTGCATGTCACCGATGGCATGTCACTCAAGGAGCGCGGCGCGCTGCTTAAAGGCAAGACCATCGCCATCCAGGGCGTCGGCAGCATCATCCATGCCTGGGAGCGGTTCGTCGCGGCGCGCGGCGGGCTCGATCCCGAGAACGACGTACGCATCGCGCCGATGGACCCGCCGGCGATGCTCGGCGCGCTGCAGACCAAGGCGGTCGACGGTTTCGCGACCTCGTTGCCCTATACGACCCAGGCGGTGCTGAACGGCAGCGCCAAGATGTTCGCCAGCGCCCCCGAGGGCATCGCGCCCGACATGATCCCGTTCCCCTACGGCATCATCATGGCGCGGCCGCAGACCTGCCAGCAAAGCCCGGCGAAATGCCGCGGCGTCGTCCACGCGCTCGCCGCCGCCAACAAGATGATCCATGACGAGCCCGACAAGGCGCTCGAGATCCTGAGCCAGCGCTTCAAGACGATGGACCCGGCGGTGCTGAAGGCGGCATGGAAGACGGTGGCCGCGGCGCATGCGACCGACCTGCGCGTCAACGCCAAGCTGCTCGCGACCGGCGACAAGATGAATGTCGAGGCGAAGCTGTTGAAGCCCGAGGACCAGCTCAAATCCTATGACGGGCTCTTCACCGACAAGTATCTGCAGTGATCATCCCTAAATCGTCATTGCGAGGAGCGCGCTAGGCGCGACGAAGCAATCCACGAGTCTATGCGCGGCCTTGGATTGCTTCGGCCTTCGCCTCCCTCGACTTCGCTCGGGATGGGGGCTCGCCTCGCAATGACAAAGGACGCTAGGGCGCCGCCCTCAATCGGTCTCGACCAGCGAATAGCTGGTGCTGCGGCCGCCGGCGTCCGCTGGGATATTCCCCGCATCATATGCGGAGAATAAGGCGGCTAATCTCCGCATATTGTGCGGAGATTAGTGCGGATCATCTGAACACCAGCTAAGTCGCGAAAGATATTCGCTCTTGTAATCTTCCGTCTTTGTCATTGCGAGGAGCGTAGCGACGAAGCAATCCAGCTCCGGGGCAACTGGATTGCTTCGTCGGCCGAACGGCCTCCTCGCAACGACGGTACGGAAAAGCGCCTCGTCTCAGCCGAGCCCGGCGATCGTCACCGCGCTGAGGTGGTCTTCGAGGAGTTGGGGCAGCTGGTCAAGGGGCGTGCGGCCGAAGCCGCAATAGGCGGCAAGGCCGAATGTCGGCAGGAACTTCCGCGCGACGTCGAGCCGGGCTTGGAGCGTCGGCATCGAATGGATCGCGCCGAGATAGATATCGGCGCCCTTGGCGTCGAGCCCGGCGAGCGGCGCGTAGAAGCTTTCCTCGACGGTGTTCAGCACCGGGATATGCACCCAGTCGATGCGGCGCCCGGCGGCCTCGACCGAAGCGTTGGCGAGATCGACGGTCGGGCCGAGCGTCTTCGGCGCGAAAGCCGGCCAGCCGCCGAAGGTGCCGAAGCAGAAATGAAAGCCGAGTGCCGCGCTCTCGGGGATATGCCGCGATAGCCGCTTCACCGGCGCGGTATGGTCTCGATGTCGCTTTCGCGCGGCACGTCCTTGGCGGCACCGGAGACGGCCTGGATCTCCCAGGCCATGTCCCATTGGATCGCGAGATCCTGCGCCGGGATGCGCTGCGCGATGACGTCGAGCTCGGCGGCGAGCGATTCCTCGAAGCCCGGCCGGATGCGGTCGAGGTCTTTGGGATCGGGGAAATAAAGCGGCCGCACCACGCTGTTGACCATCGGGATCGAGATCTGGAAGCGCAGCGCGGCGGGCAGCAGGCCTTTCTCGCGCAGCGTCTTGAAGACGAAATAGGAGGCGACGGCGTCGCGCGCATAGCCGAGCCGCGTGCCGGGATTGCCGAAGCGCACGCGCTCGACGCCCGGCCGCACGCGGAACTGCCAAGTGTCGGCGCGGGTGCGCGGCAGAAGCTGCTCCAAGCCGTCGACCGGCGGCGGCCGCTTCAAGGTCTCGAGATCGGCATGGCCGTTGAAGAGCAGATAGCAGAGGCGGTTGACCCAGGAGCGGCGCTCGCCGATCTCGCCGTCCGGCAGCGCCGGCAGATAGCGGCCGAGCATGCCGCCGAATTCGAGCATCACCTCTTCGACGGTGTCGCGCGGCACGCTGCCGACGAGCAGGAGTTCCTTGTTCATGACACGCTTCCAAATAATTCAATCGAGTGGATTGACGCAGGTTACGACTTTCGCCTCTCGCAGCTCCTCGAAATTTGGGTAAAACATCCCGTCTGGCGGCGTTGAGAGGGCTCGATCGATGAATTCGGTGCTCACGCCGGCTTTCTGCAGTTGCTCGCGGAACATCCGGCTTGCATCGGCAGCCGCTTCACCGGCGAACGCAAAACTGTGAAAGCCGAGCCTCGCATATCGGTACATACAGCGCTGAGCGCCCGCCATAAAGAGTACGGCGCAGGCGGAATCGCATTCCTTGCGAACGACAGTCCGGAGCGATCCTTTTCGGATCATGCGAGCCATCTCGAACGCAGGGCCAGCACGACCGCCGAGACTGGTTAGCGTAATCGTCGCAATTGCCGGCGAAGCAAGAGCGCCTTCTAATTGTTGGTCACCGATCGGGTAAGGGGACCGTAGACTTCGATCTCATCCCGGCCAATGAGGTTCACACCTCGAGGACCGTCTCCCGAATCCTCCGTTATGTCTGAAATTGCATCATCGATCTGCGGAAGAGCGAAACCCCAAAGCGTATAGACCATCCGAAGAATGGATAAGCAGATAACAATGGTTACGAGCGGCGGCCACGGACTCTTGGGATCGTTGCCAGTGCGATATCGCTTATTCGCGCGCCAAGTTCCCACCCACCACCACAAAGCACCAACAAACATCAGGCCGTAGGTGCCGACCAAAACGAGGAAGACCGCTATTGGATTGATCATTCGCGACAGGCCGTAAGCCGCGAGGCGACCCGAAAAATGAGCGGTTAGATAGACAAATACACCCGCGCCCCAAAAGCTGAATGGAAGCGGGAGCTCGCCGTGCCAGTGCCGCTTTATTCCAGTCAGCCAGAACTGCGGGTGCACTGGCGCAAGAACTTGGCGCGCTCGTTGCTCGTCAAAGTGCATCGAATTCGGGCGTCATGTTCGGTGCATGCTATGCCATTTTTATACCAAGACGAAAGGCCTGATCTCATGTCTATTTCGATCATCTTGGGCGGGCGCGGCTATGCCATCCGCCCCCTCACGCTTGGGCAATTGCGTCGCGTGCTGCCGGCTTTCGCGCGCGCCGCCGGCCTGGCCGACGAGGCGGCGATCGACGCGGCGATCGACATCGTCGCCGCCGCGCTCGAACGCGATCATCCGGCGCTCGACCGCGCGGCGCTGCTCGGCATCGAGATGCGGCCGGCGGAGCTGATCGCCGCGGTCGATGCGATCGCGCGGCTGTCGGGTCTCGTCGCCGAGGAGCCGGCGTCCCGGGGGGAAGGCCCTTTGGACGGGAAGGGGGCGTCGGCTGGGGCGGGCTTTACGGCCTCCTAGCCACGGCTTGCGGCTACGCCTGGCCGCAGATCGACGCGATGACGCTGCCGCAGGTGCAGGAGTTGCTCGATTACTGGCGCGCGCATCCGCCCGTGCATCTGCTGCTCGCGGCAGCGCTCGGGCTGCACGAGAAGCGCGCGCCGCAAGAGGATTTCGCCGCGCTGATGGCGCTGGCGCCCGACGGCGTGCTGCACGGAAAAGGAAAACCCTAGATGGCCGACGACCGGATCCAGGTCCAGATCACCGCCGACGCCGCGGATTTCGCGGCGGCGATGCAAAGTGCTTGCAGCGCCGCGCAAGCGAGCTTCGCCGCGCTCAAGCAATCGAGCGCGGGCGCCAGCGCCGGCATTGACGCCGCCGGCAAGAGCGGCAAGACGGCCGGGCAGCAGGGTAAGAAGGCGACCGACGATTGGGCGAACTCCTTTTCCAATCTCGGCGGCGCCTTCAACAAGTCGATCAACGGCATGATCCTCGGCACCACGACCTGGCAAAAATCGGTGCAGCGCCTCGCTCAGACGGCGCTCTCCGATCTGCTGAACTTCGCGGAAAAGGGGCTCGTCGGCTGGCTTACGAACGAGACCGCCAAGACCGCGGCGACCGAGGCCGGCGTCGCGGCCCGCACGGCGGCCGAGAGCGCGGGCCAATCGACCGGCCTCGCGCAAATGGCGATGAGCGCGCTGAAAGCGATCTCCGGCTCGGCGGCGGAAGCGGCGGCGAATACCTATGCGAGCGTCAGCTCCATTCCCTATGTCGGCTGGATCCTGGCGCCGGCGGCGGCGGCCGCGGCCTTCGCCGCGGTGCTGGCCTTCGGCGGCAAGGTGCCGGCCGACACGCTGGCGATGGTGCACAAGCAGGAATCGATCCTGCCCGCCGGCATCGCCCAGCCGATGCGCAATTTCTTCGCCGGCAACGGTCCTGCGGCCGGCGCGGGACAAGCGGGCGATAGCTATGCGATCACTATCCAGGCGATCGACACGCAATCGGGCGCGCAATTCCTGATGAACAACGCCGGCGCGATCGCGCAGGGCCTGGCGCGCGAGCTGCGCAATGGGAATTCGAGTTTAAGAAGCGCGATGAAATAGCAGCGAACGCCAACGCGGCAATGTGCCAGCAAAGCGAGCGGTCGAATCTCGAGACCGCGCGCGTCTTGCGACGGCACATTGCCGCCAATCGAGAGAAAACATGAGCACATCGATCTTTCCCACCCTCGCGGGTCTCGGCTGGTCGGTGACGCGCCGCGAGATGTGGAAGACACGGCTGCAAGAGGCGGTCAGCGGCAAGGAGACGCGCATCGCCGACTGGTCCTATCCGCGTCATCAGTGGACGCTCGGCTTCGACTTCCTGCGCCAGGGCGCGTTGTCGGGCGCGAGTTACGCCGAGTTCGCGGCGCTCGCCGGCTTCTTCGATCTGCGCCAGGGCAGCTATGATTCCTTTCTCTATGCCGATGCCGACGACAATGCCGTCGCCGGCCAGGGTCTCGGGATCGGCGACGGGACGACGACGAGCTTCCAGCTGGTGCGCGGCTTCGGCGGCTTCGTCGAGCCGATCCTCGCGCCCAATGCCGTGAGCGCCGTCTATCTCAATGGCGTCGCGCAAAGCCCGGGCGGCTATACCGTCGACGGCTGGGGCGCGAGCGCGCCGGGGACGCTGGTCTTTTCGGCCGCGCCCGCGGACGGCGCCACGATCAGCGCCGATATCAGCTTCTCCTTCCCCTGCCGCTTCGCCGCCGACCAGATGGATTTCGAGAAATTCATGGCGAGCTTGTACAGCGCCAAGAAGGTGACGTTCGTAAGTTTGAAATAGGTCGAAACCTAATCCCTTTTCGTCATGCCCGGACTTGTTCCGGGCATCCACGTTCTGAGAACAAGCTCGTGGATGGCCGGGACGAGCCCGGCCATGACGGCAAAAGTTTTTTCCGGGAACTCCTCCCATGAAGCCAGCCTCATCCGCGCTCCAAACCCTGCTCGCGAGCCGGCAGTTCTTCGCCGCCGATCTCTATACCTTCACGCTGATCGGCGGCGGCGTGCTGCGCTATTGCGCCGGCGATCGCGACATCATCGCGGGCGGGCGGCTCTTCACCAGCCAGGGCCCGCGTCTCGACCGCAAGGACAACAAGGCGAAATGCCATTGGAAGATCGGTGTCGATGTCGACACGCTGGTCTTCGACGTGATGCCGCAAGCAAGCGATCTGGTGAACGGCCAGCCTTTCCTCGCCGCCTGCGTGCAAGGCGCCTTCGACGGCGCCGAGCTGCAGCTGGAGCGCGCCTTCATGGCGACTTATGGCGACACCTCGGTCGGCACGGTGATCATGTTCGCCGGCCGCGTCGCCGAGATCGATCTCGGCCGCGCGATCGCGACCTTCACCATCAACAGCCATCTCGAGCTGCTCAACCTGCAACTGCCGCGCAACCTCTGGCAGCCGGGTTGCGTCAACAGCCTCGGCGACGCGAGTTGCGGCGTGAACCTCGCGAGCTTCGCCTTTCCCGGCGCCGCGCTCGCCGGCTCGCTGCCCAACATGATCCTCGCGAATTTCGGTCTGCTCAGCGGCTATCTCGATCAGGGCAAGCTCGCCTTCACCAGCGGGGCCAATGCGGGCTTGACGCGCTCGATCAAGGTCTGGGTCGAGGGCGCGCCCGGCGTCATCGAGCTGCTGGCGCCGTTCCCCAACATGCCGGCCGCGGGCGATGCCTTCATCGCCTATCCCGGCTGCGACAAGACGCTCGGCGCGAACGGCTGCGCGAAGTTCGCCAACACCGCGCGCTTCAAGGGCTATCCCTTCGTGCCGACGCCCGAGACGGCGGTGTGAGCGGCGCGATGCGAACGCTTGTGTGCACTCCCGAAGGTATCTTCATCTGGCCGGGCGCGGCCTTGGTCGAGCGCCGCCGCGGCACGTTCGTGCGTGCGTCCGAACGCGACATCTGTGATCTTGCCGGACCAGACGTCTGCAAACTAGGCCTCGAGCCGGGGGCACCGTTTCCTCCGATGGCTGTGTTCGTGATCTTTGCGCCGGGTCCTGGCCATCCATACGATTACGTTCCATTACCTCCGCCGAAATTTGAAAAGGGTATCCTGGCAACTCGGGCTATAATCCAGCTATAGCTGCGAGGTGCCGTATCGTATCGGATAATTCCGATTCCGGGGTGCACAAACCGGGCGCAACCATTCTCTTCCTGATGCAGATGCAGGGTGGCTTGGTAAATACAGCGGAGTTGGCGGTGGGAATCGCCGCGCTGCTCTGCGAAGCGCATTACGGCAAGGAGACGCTCGAGCGGCAGAAGCGCTTGGTTGCAGCGGATAAGGGCAGCTATTGGTGTGTCGAGGGAAGCCTCCATCGCGACGGGAAGGTCCAGGGACGTGGCCACTTCTTCGCGTCGATCGAAAAATACGACGCACGCGTGACCGACGTTGGTTGCTATGGACGCCTTGGCGCCGAAAGCGACGCCTTTGTGCAGCGGCTCGTAGCGGCGAAAACGCCCGAAGAGAAAAGCAAGATCTTCGCCGATTATCGTGCGACATTGGAAAATTCCGACGAGAAGAAGACATAAGCTCTCTTCTCGGTTCTATTTTGTGGGCCGCCTGCGGGCGGCCTTTTCATTTTGCACATCGCGAGGGCGACATGCCCGATATCGAAACGGAACGCGCGCGCGGAGCACAGGCGAGCGCCGAATCTTCTAAGCGCGAGCCGTCGTGCGAAGCATCGGAAAGAGCGGCCGTCATCGCCGAGGCACGCGCGTGGCTGGGCACGCCCTATCATCACATGGGCCGGGTCAAAGGCGCGGGCGTCGATTGCGCGACCTTGCTCGCCGAGGTCTATGCGCGCGCCGGCGTCATTCCGCCGGTGGCGATTCCTTATTATCCGCCGGACTGGCATCTCCATCGCGACGCCGAGCGGTATCTGGGATTTGTTCTGGAACATGCGCAGGAGATTCGCGGCGGAGCACAGGCGGATGCCCCGGACAATCGCTCGTCGCGATTGTCCCCGGAGGGTTCACGCGCGAAGAGCGCGTGGAGCGGGACATCCAAATCTTCCGGGCGCGAGCCGTTGTGCGAAGCAAAGCCAAAGCCTGCGGATATCGCGCTGTGGAAATTCGGCCGCTGCTTCTCGCACGGCGCGATCGTGCTCGATTGGCCGCTGGTCATCCATGCCTATGCCGGCAAGGGCTGCGTGCTCGAGGACGCGTCCCGCGCGCGCTGGCTGGCGCAGCGCGGCGAGCGAAGTGAGCGGTCTCCACGCCCCGTGAAGTTCTTCCGCCTGATGAGATGGGGCGCACCTGCGCTCGAAACGGATTCGAGCGAAGCAACGGCGCGGGCCGAATATGTAGGCCCGCGCCTGCACGCGGAGCGCAAATAAAATGGCGTCTGTCTTCGGAAGCAGCAGCAAGGCGCAGGCGCAGCAGCAGCCGGCGATATCGGGGCTGCAGATCCAGACCTCGGCCTATGGCAAGGTCATACCGCTGGTCTATGGCACGACGCGGATCGCGCCCAATCTCATCTGGTACGGCGATTTCCTCGCGACGCCGCACAGCTCGGGATCGAGCGGCGGCGGCGGCAAGGGCGGCGTCACCGGCGGTGGCGGCGGGAAAGGCGGCGGCAGCTCGAGCACCACCTATACCTATTCCGCCGCAGTCGCACTCGGCCTCTGCGAGGGGCCGATCGCCGGCATCGGCGCGGTCTGGGCATCGCAGAGCGAGACCTCGCTCGCGGCGCTGGGCCTCGGCGTCTATATCGGCTCCTATCCCCAGCCGCCATGGAACTATCTCAGCTCGGTGCATCCCGATCAGGCGCTTGCCTATTGCGGCACCGCTTATGCCGTCGCCCCGGGCTATCAGCTCGACAGCAGTGCGCAGCTGCCGAATCATAATTTCGAGATCTTCGGCTTCTTCGCGGACACCGCGTCCTTCATGCCCGACGCCGATCCGAGTCAGGTGGTCGGCGATCTCCTGACCAATCCCTTTTACGGTGCCGGCTTTCCTGCGGCGCGGCTCGGGAGTCTTGCGACCTATCAGAGCTACACGCTCGCGGCCGGTCTCTGGATCTCGCCCGCCTATACCGACCAGGCGCAAGTAGCGGCGATGCTCGAGGACATCGCGAGCTACACCAACAGCGAATTCGTCTGGTCGAGCGGCGTGTTGACCATGGTGCCCTATGGCGACGCGGCGCTGGCCGCGAACGGCTACGCCTATACGCCGCCTTCGGCGCCGCTCTACGATCTCGGCGACGACGATTTCCTGCCGAACACCGCGACCGGCGCCTCGTCGTCGTCGACCGATCCGGTGCTGGTGACGCGACTCAGGCCCGCCGACGCGCTCAACGACGTGAAGATCGAATATCTCGATCGCAACAACCAATACAACACCAGCATCGTCGAGGCCTCGGACCAGGCGATGATCGATCTCTATGGGCTCAGGAGCGATCAGGGCAAGCAGGCGCATCTCTTCGCCGACGTGAACGCGGCGCGGCAATCGGCGCAGCTCATGTTGCAGCGCCAGGCGATCCGCAACACCTATCAGTTCACGCTCGACCAGCGCTATATCCTGCTCGACCCGATGGACATCGTCACCCTGAGCGATGCGCGGCTCGGTCTCGCGCGGCAATGGGTGCGCATCACCGAGATCACCGAGAACGACGACGGCACGCTGCTCTTCGCGGCGGAGGACTACCTCGCCGGCACCGGCTCGGCCGCGACCTATTCCTTCGCCAGCGGCAGCGGCTATGCCGCCGATTACAACGCCGATCCCGGCAATGCGCTGGCGCCGGTGCTGTTCGAGCCGACGGTCGAGCTGACCCAAGGCGGGCCCGAGCTCTGGCTCGCGACGGCGGGCGGCGCGCTTTGGGGCGGCGCCGACATTTATGTCTCGAGCGACGGCAACACCTACAAGCTTGCGGCGACGACCGACGGGCCGGCGCGGCTGGGCGTGCTGACCGCGGCGTTTCCCGCCGGCGCCGATCCCGACACGGTCGACACGCTCGCGGTCGATCTCTCGGCATCGCGCGGCCAGCTCCTCTCGGGTACGCAGAGCGACGCCGATCTCGGCAATACACTGTCCTGGGTCGATGGCGAGCTGGTCGCATACGAGACCGCGACTTTGACCGGCGCCTATCGCTACGCGCTCGGCACCTATCTGCGCCGCGGCCTCTATAACGGCGTGATTACGGAACATGCGGCGGGCGCGAGCTTCGTGCGGCTCGACAACGCGATCGTGCGCCTGCCCTACGATGCGAGCCGCATCGGCCAGCGCCTCTATATCAAGCTCGTCAGCTTCAACCTCTGGGGCGGCGGGCAGCAGCAGATCGCCGACGTCATCGCCTATAGCTGCACAATCACCGGCGCAGGGCTGGCGGCGCCGCTGCCGGCGGTGACCGGTCTGTCCGCGTCCTACATCGCCGGGCTGACGCAGCTCGCCTGGCAGCCGGTCGCCGATCCGCGCAGCGTCGATTACGAGCTGCGCCAAGGCCAGGCGCCGAGCGGCGCCGCTTTCGTCGGCCGCACGCCGACGACGAATTTCGCGCTGCAGGGCGGCGACGGCACCTATTGGCTGGCGGCGCATGCGGCGCCGCTGCCCGGGCTCGACGTCTATTCGGAGAGCTGGATCTCGATCGACATCGCCGGCGCGACCTTGGTGCGCAATGTCGTCGCCACGGTCGACGAGGCGGCGCGCGGCTGGAACGGCACGGTATCGGGCGGCATCGCCGCGGTCGGCGGCATGGTCGTCACCACCGGCTCAGGCGATATCGCGGCACTGGGCGATTTCCTCGGGACAAGCGATTTCCTCTTCGAGGGCAGCGCCGCATCGAGCGGCCTCTATGCGTCGGCGGCGATCGTCGATACCGGCCGGCCGGCGCCCTCCTATGTCGCGCTCTCCTATGTGGCGCAGGGCGTGCCGCGCAGCGCCGACGATCTCGGCAACACCGACTTCCTCGCAACGAGCGATTTCCTCTCTTTCGCCACCACCGCCAATATCGCCGTGACGCCGGTGCTCGGCTGGTCCGACGACACCGTTGCCTGGACGTGGCAGAATTTCCAGCCCGGGCAATATGCGCATCGCTATTTCTCGTTCCGCTTCGGCCTCGCCTCGAGCGACGACCAGACGCAGGCGATCTTGTCGGAGTCGGCCTGGACCATCGACATGCCCGATCGCGTCGACGTTTATCAGGAGGTCGCAATCCCCGTGGCCGGATTGGCGCTGAGCTTCCAGCCGACCGGCGCCGCGGCGCCGGCGCCGTTCAACGGCGGGCCGGGCGGGAGCCCGACCGGGCCGGGCTTGCCCGCGGTCAGCGTCACCTGGCTCAACCAGGCCGGCGACACGCTGGCGATCAGCGGCCTGACGCGCGCCGGCTGCACCATCGCGATCCTCAACGGCGGCGCCGGCGTGGCGCGGACGGCGCAGACCATCGTCGCGCAAGGTTATTGAGTAGCGGCGAGCGCGCTCGCAAGACGGTCGACCCGACCGATCGCTCTTCGCGATCGGTCCCTGCGGGTTCACGCGCCGTGAGCGCGTGAACGGAGTCGACGGCCTGAAGATTCGGCCCGCGCCTTTGCTTACGCCCCTGAGCCTGTCGAAGGGGCCGCGTTGGCATCTGGATCGACACCACGGTTGAACGTCGCGGCGCCAGCAAAGACTCGCCGCGAATCTTTTAGCGGTGAGCCGTCTTGCGACGGCGCCGCGACGCAAAGGAGAAAATATGTCCGGCACGCTTTCGCTTCCGACCACCGGCACCTTCTCGGGCCTGACCGAGCAGGGCTATATCAACGCGGCGCTCGTCGCGCTCGCCAACGCCAATGCCGGCGCGTCGCCGCCAACCGCGGCCTCGACCGGGCTCGCTTCCACCGCGGGACTCCTCTGGCACGACACCGCCAACAATCTGTTGAAGCTCCGCGACCAGGCCGACATGACTTGGGTCGTCATCGGCTCTTTGAACGAGACGACGAAGCTCTTCACGCCCTATTTCGGCGGCGCTCCGCTCGCGGTTCCCTCCGCCGACGGCTTCGTCAACCGGCTGCGAAACAACTCGCTGACGAGCTGGTTCCACGGTAGCTCCGGCACGATCACGACGTCCGGCGGATGGGCAGCCGAGGGTGTCTATGTCGTACCGACCGGCGCCAGCATCGCCTGGAGCCAAGCGACGGCCGGCCTGCCGACGGCATGCCCGACCGTCAACGGGTTGACGCTGACGGGCGCGAGCGCCATCACCGATCTCAAAATCCGCCTCGTTATCGAGAGCTATGACGCGGCGCAGCTCGCCGGCCAGGCGTGCACCTTCCAGCTGCCGATCGTCAACAACACCGGCGGCTCGATCACACCAACGATCGCGACCAAATATCCGACGGCGCAGGACAACTGGACGAGCTCGACCAACGACCTCGCCGCGGCCAACTTGCAGACGGTCGCCAACGCCGCCACGGGCGTCTTGTCTTCGACGTTCAACGTCGCCGCCGGCGCCGTGAACGGTTACGAGATCATTGTCGATTTCGGCAACAATTTCGCCAGCAACGCGAAGAGCGTGACGATCGGCGGCGGCTTCGATTTGCGCGCGACACCCGGCGCGATGACCGGACTCAATTCATCGCCACCGACGCCAGAGGTCCGTGACGTGGTTTCAGATCAGGCATGGAACGCGCGCTTCTACGAGACGACCTACAACAATAGGACGGCGCCCGGCGCGGCAACGCCGAATGGGATGGTATTCTTCTACCAGGAGACCTACGTCAATCCCGGATGGGACGCCGGTGGCGGTGCCGTAGGATTCAAAGTGAGAAAGCGTGCGGCACCGACCGTGACCTGGTACGACGCTGCAGGAAATGCAAGCAAGCTATCGGCTTACTTCAATACCATTAGAGGCGACAATATCAGCATCCCGGGCTCGTCGACGATAGGCGAGTGCGGATTCGAAATTCTCGCAAGCGCAGCCGTCGGTAGCGGAATGCCGCTGCTGGCTCACTATGTAGCCGACGCAACAATTATCGGAGCATGACGAATGAGCGATTACGCTTACAACCAATTAGGCGGCGTCATCCGCAAGATCGACGGCGCGATCATACCGGCCGACCCGCGCAACGCGGACTATCAGACCTTTATCGCCTCCGGCGAGACGCCCAATGCTTATATCGCGCCAGCACCAACGGTGGCGCAGTCCTATATCGCAGCCATTGTCGCCGGCTGCACGATTGCATCGGCAGGGACGCCGGCACTCAATGGCACCTATGCGATCTGCGGCCCTACGTGGGCAGATATGAAGGACGAAGCCCAATATATCCAGACCTTTGGAGTTTTTTCTGGCAACCAGACCTCGATTGGCTGGGAACTTCTCGGCAGCGGCGCCATCGCCTTCACGGCCCCGGCGCAACTGCTCGCCGTTGTCCGTAGCCTCGGCGATTACCTCACTGCGTTGAAGATCGCTGCGAAACAATTGACCTGGACGGCGCCAGCACAGCCGAAAGCTATTTCGTAGGGCACCGTTTCCACCTGCGCAGGCGCTCGTCACTGTCAATGTCGCTGGTGCAGGGCAACCCGCTAGCGCCGGCGGTCTCGACAATGAACGCGATGGCGGGCAACAACACCGTTCCCGACATCATGGCGCATGGCAGTTGGGGCGCGACGGAAGTGCATCGCGATTTCCCGCCTGGTTATGTCATGCCGTGGCCGGCACACAAAGACGCGCTGCCAAGCGATCACCTCGATTTTCATTATGGCTGCATTGGCGGCGGCTCACCATCCTGGTAGTACGAAGTCGATTACACGCCGGTAAATCCGGTGCCGCCACCCAGCCGCCCGGTTTCGTCGCCGCGACATTGAGGCTGGTCCGCGCGCTGCGGAATTGCGTCCGGCGTATATCCTCGCAAAGGCCGAAGTCTGGCGTGGGCCGGGTCACGCCGAAGCAAGTCCAATCGCCGACGTAATCCGACCTCCGCTCCTGCGACGAGATCAAGTGTCTTCCAGCCGGGATAGCGCTTCCTCGATTCGAGCAGAAGTTGCACGGCAGCCAATCTTAGCGACGTTTTCGCGCCGCCGATCATGGCGATCCGGCGCGCGCGGCATTTTCCTCCTGGAGTCATGCATGAATCACAAGCTCGATGCCGTCTTCGACGGCACCGCGGCGCTGACCGCGATTGCCGCACCGCTCTGGCTCGCCGATGCCGAGCTCTGGGGCCGCGCTCTCGTCATCCTCGGCGGCGTGGTGCTGCTCGCTTTGCGCATCGTCATCGCCTGGCGCGCCTTGCGCCGGGCGCGGACGAGCGGCGGCCGCCATGAGTGACGCAGCCAACTCCTCGGCGGCGCCAGCACAGGCCGCGAGCGAATCTCCAGCGACGCGGCCGTCGTGCGACGGCGCAGTCGACGCATTCAAAGCCGCTGTTGCCATCGTGCTCGCGCATGAAGGCGGTTATCAGGCGCTGCCCGACGATGCCGGCAACTGGACCCAAGGCAAGATCGGCGCTGGCGCCTTGAAGGGCACGAAATACGGCATCAGCGCCGCGCAATATCCGACGCTCGACATCGCCGCGCTGACCGCCGATGACGCCGCCGCGATCTATCGCCGCGATTGGTGGGATCGCTTCGGCCTCGCACGTCTGCCGCCGCCGCTGGCGGCAAAGCTCTTCGACGCCGCGGTCAATCTCGGCATCGAGGAAGCCGTGCGCGCGCTGCAGCGCGCACTCCGCGCCGCCGGCCCGCAAAACGCGGCGCCCCTCGCCGAAGACGGCAAGCTCGGCGCGGCGACGCTCGCCGCCGCCGTTGCCATCGCGCCCGCGACGGTGCTGCCGGCGCTGCGCGAGGCGCTCGCCGGCCATTACCGCCTCATCGCCGCGCGCAGCCCGTCGCAGGCGTCTTTCCTGACGGGCTGGCTCAGCCGCGCCTATTCGTGATCAACCCACCAACCAAGGAGTTTCCCATGTCGAACATCTCGAACGATGCCAAGCAGACCGTCGCCGATACCAAGGCCGCCGTGACCGCCGAGCGCCGCCGTCTTGCCGCGCGGCTCATCGCCTGGCTGCGCGCGCATCCGCATACCATCCTGGTCATCGTCGCGGTGGCGGTGGTGCTGGGCGTGACCATCGGCGTGCTGCGGGGCTGACATGGCCTTCGGCATCGACGACGCGGTCGGCGCGGTCAGCAATCTCGCCACCACCATCATCAACAAGGTCTTCCCCGATCCGCAAGACGCGGCGAAGGCCAAGGCGCTGCTCCAGGCGGCGGACACGCAAGCGGCGATCCAGCAGACCGCCTCGCAGCTCCAGGCGATCATGGCCGAGGCGCAATCCACCGATAAATGGACCAGCCGCGCGCGGCCGAGCTTCCTCTATGTCTGCTACGGCATGATCCTGACGGCGATCCCGATGGGCGTGCTCTACGCGTTCGATCCGGGTCATGCGCAGAAGATCGCGCTCGGCCTCCAGGCCTGGCTCGCCGCGATTCCCGATCCGGTGTGGCAGCTCTTCACCGTCGGTTATCTCGGCTACACCGGCGGAAGATCGTGGGAAAAGATCAAGGGGGCCGCGAAGTAG